TATGGAGATATGCTCAATAAGATAGATGCTGCTATAGCAAAAGCTAAAGGTACAAAATCAGAAAGTTATGACGGTACCTTTGATGAAGGTCAAGACGATATATTTTCTTTAGGATATGATTTAGATGCAACACAGTATTTAATAGATTACCTTAAATTTAAATATAAAGAAGGACAAGACTACGAACTACATATTGGTAGAGGTGATACACATCCTAATGCTATTACTCTTATTAATCCTGAAATGGAACAAGATGAAGAGTTAGGTAACTTACTTATGAATGCTGGAGATAATGAAGAAACTGATTACCAATCAGGTAGAGAAGCAGAAAATGACTATATAGGAGAAAAGAAAAGACCAGGTTTATGGGCTAATATTAGAGCTAAAAGAGCTAGAGGTGAAAAACCTGCTCATAAAAACTCTAATGCACATAAAGATGCTGTTAAAGCAGGAAAGAAGATTAATAAAGACGAAGGACTTTGGGCTAATATTAATGCTAAAAGAAAGGCAGGTAAGAAACCATCTCACGGTAATTCTAAAGCTCATAAAGATGCAGTAAAAGCTGGTAATAAATTAAAAGAAGAAGATGTAAATCTAAGTAAAGAACATCTTTCAATCATAGCAAGTAAAGCCGGTAAAGCAATCGTACAAGCAGTACACGACTCAGGAGATGAAGTATCAAGTGCTAAGATTAAAAAAGTATTTTCTTCTGCTTTATCACCTAGTACACCAGAAGCTTTTACAGTACATATCATATACAAGAATGATGCTGAAATTTCATATAGATTTCAAATAGAAGGTGAAAATCTTATATTCTTAGCAGACGGAGAAGATATTATATTATCAGACGTTGGAGTAAAACCTTCTGGCGAACCCTTTATAAACTCAGAACTCGTAAGAAACGAGATGACAAAATACTTTAAACAAATGAGAGAAATGAACGATAAAGAATTTTCTGATGCTCAAGAAGCTGATAGATTAGAAAACCATCCAGAAAAAGATAAAATCATAGCTATTCAAAATTTAATTGCTAAACAAAAAGGCATTAAAGAAGATGATATAGTAGAAGATTATTCTAAAGAAAAATTATTAGCTTACTTAGGACAAGCAGACGATGCTATGATTAGAACTAATGATAATAAATACTTAATTATCTATAATCCTAAAAATGGTAACCAGGATAATTATGATATGTGGGGTGATTACTCTGTATTTGCAGTAGATCAAGACGGAGGAGAACATGAAGTACTGTATTCAGATATTGAAGATTTTCAATTAGAAGGTATAAAAGAAGACGCTTTAGGTTTTTATCATATAGAAAAATTAGGAGCTAAAGCTGCTAGTCATATAGATATAGAAACTAGAAGAGATTCAAGATATACTTTCGGTAATAGACCATATCAGGATGATCAATTAAGATATCAGATTGCTAAAAAATTAGGGTACGATGTGGATTCTTTATTAGAAGAAGATCTAGATGTAGGACATCAAGACGATGAACCAAGTATGTTAAAATCTTCTGCTGTAGAAACAGCAACATACGCTGCAAAATTAGTTAAAAAATTAAATCAATATGATAAACTTGACGGAGAAGTAGATTTTCCTAATTGGTGGCAAAAGAAACTTATTTTAGCTAGAGATTATATTTCTGGAGCATTTCACTATCTCGATTCGAATGAAAAAGACCCATTAGAAGGTGACGGTATGTCTACTAAATTTAAACCTTCTGAAGGCGATCCTACTAACATGGCTTATACCGATAAGGTAAACGAAGAATCAGAAATAGATAAGATTACTAAAGCAAAGAGACTTATTAAACAACAAGCTCCTGCTATGAATAAATTACCTCAAGATGACCCTAAAAGAAAGGCATTTATTGATAGAGTAAAACAAATAAATCAAAAACATAAAGAACTTCTAGACAAAGAAGATGATAAAATATCAGGTACAGGTAGAGATCAGGAACTAGATGAAGGAAGAGGAGATTTTGATGATGTACTAAAGGCTGTAGAAAACATGGCTAACAACGATGATATTTCAGAAAGAGATGCAGCAGCAGAAATAGTATTAGCTCTAGCAGATAGATTTCAATTACCAGTCGATAAGAACCTAGAAGATTACATGGAAGAAGGAGAAAGTGATTTATATGAAGGAACAGACCTTCATGTAGATAGAGATTTTCAATTTACCAGAACTAACAGCGGAATACAAATAACAGAAAAATATTCAGGATACGGAGCAGATGCTAGATACATTCACGTACCAGCTAGATTACTTAAAAGATTTGTTGCAGGATTAGCTAAATCAACAAAAGTATTTAAAGACCTTAAATATCAAGGACAAAATGCTGAAGATGAATTAGAAGAAGCTGGACCTGGATTTGCTCACGACTGTGCTGCTAAAGTAGTTCATGAGAAGTACGGAAAAGGAAACTGTATACCAGAAAAACATACCTTAGTTAAAGAAGGCAAAAAATACGTAGTAACTCATTATGATGTTTTATTTGAAAGCGGTAAAACAGTAACAGATATACCTGTTAGTGAATTAGAAATTAAAACTTCAAATGAACATTGGCACAAAGGATATAAAAAGAAAAAAAAGTAAAATGAGAAAAGCTGAATTAGAAAATATTATTCTAGAAGCGTACGAAGAAGTTCTTAAAGAGAGCCTATTAGACGAGATAGAAGATGAAGAGCCTCATAATCCTGGTTTAAATAAACCGGAGTATAATGTAGACGATAAAGATCATTACATATCTCAAGATCAAATTAGACCGATGATTGCTCAAAATGAAGCAGAAGAAGAGGAACCTACTCCCGAAGAAACTCCTGACATGGATGCACCAGAAGAAACTGTATTAGAAGATGCTACAGATAAAATACTAGGTAAGTTTCCTACTGTTAAAGCAGCTATCGTTAAACTACAAACAGAAGACTTCAAAGACTTTGTAGAGAGTATAGACTGGGTATCACCTCGTCCTAGCTCTTTTAGAGTAAATTTAAAGAACGGCCAAGACTATACCTTAAAATGGATGGGAGAAGGCTTTCAAGCAACTATATTAGGTAAAAGATACTACCTTAATAATATATCAGAATACCAACAAGCATTAGATAAATTAGAAGTATTATATAGAGAAGCACCAATGAGCGGAGCAGGTGAAGGGGGAGACGTAGACACTGACACCGGCGGCGGTGGTGGAGGTGGTGGAGACTTTCCCGGTGAAGAAGGAGGAGCAGATGCAGGAGGAGATGATTTAGGAGGAGATGATTTAGGAGGAGATGATGGCGGAGGAGCTGATTTATCTGATGAACCTGTTGACTTTGAAGCAGGCGAAGAACCAGACGCATAATGAACTTAATAGATAAACTATACAACGAATGGGCATGGAGATCTAAATCAGGTACTCCATCTATGGATAATCCTGAAGATAAAGCAATACTAGATAGTATTTTACTTGAACATGGAGTAGTACAAGAAGAAGAAGATACTCAAGATGATACAGCTGAACTTACTAGGTCTGAAATCGATAAAATGTTAAAGGCTATAGATAAAATAAAAGAACCCTATGTAAGGTATTTAAGTGTATTTGCGTACTTTGATAATAATTCTTTAGGAACTATTTCAGAAGTTATACTTACAAAACTTTTACAAAAAACAGGGATTCAAGCATCACACACTGGTGCTTCTGGAGGTTTAGCTGATCTATATATTAATGATAAACCAGTTAGTTTAAAAACCACAGTTGGTGTTACTAAAATAGGACTAGGAAACGATCAAGCTAGACTTAATGCTACGGATATAGATAGCGTAGTAAAAATACTGAAAACCCTAGAACCAGACTCTTATTCATCTATTTTAGATCTCAAAAATAAAATAGAACCTAATCTTTATCAAGTTTTAGTAAACAGGGTAGATTCAATTGCTGAAAAATTAGCAGGACCTAAAAACGAAGAATACTTTGTATGGGTTGAAAAAATATTTGATAATAAAACAAAGATTTTAACTGACTTCAAAATACACGTAGCTAAATACGACCTTCAAAAAGTTAAAAATGAAATGATGAATATGAAACCATATGCGTCAAGTAATTCATGGGGATTAAAAGATCCTGAATTAGGTGGAAGAAATGCAGTAACAGCTGATGCAGGTAGTAAGTATTTAAACGTAGAGCCTAATTTTGTTAGAAAAACTACATCTAAAACAGCGCGTAATATAAAATTAATTCAACCTGAAGATATACAAGGGTTAGATAGAAATGTTATTAGTCAAAATATAACAGATGCTTTATTTGATAAACTAGATGACCTGTATGTCAGTTTAGGTCTAAATAAAGATGGATAAGTTATGGCACAAAATATTAAAAAGATAGTAGCACAAGAATACTTAAAGTGCGCTAAAGATCCTATCTACTTCATGAAAAAGTACTGTTATATACAGCACCCTACTCGTGGACGTATACTTTTTAATTTATACCCATTTCAGGAAAAAGTATTAGAACACTTTAAAGATCAACAATACCTTATTACTCTTAAGTCAAGGCAGCTAGGTATCTCTACTTTATCATCTGCCTATAGTTTATGGTTAATGATATTTCATAAAGATAAAAACGTTTTAGCATTAGCAACCACTCAAGCTACAGCTCGTAACTTGGTTACAAAGGTTATCTTCATGTATGACCAACTACCAAAGTGGCTAAGGTTGAGATCTGTTGAAAAGAACAAACTATCGTTGAGATTAAAAAACGGCTCTAAGATACAAGCTAAGTCTTCTAATGCAGATGCTGCTAGATCGGAAGCTGTATCTCTACTAGTAATAGATGAAGCTGCCTTTATTGATAATATTGAAGAAACATTTGCTGCTGCACAACAAACACTAGCAACGGGTGGACAATGTATGGCTTTATCTACTCCTAATGGTATAGGTAACTGGTTTCATCAAACATGGGAGAAAGCTGAAACAGGAGAAAATAGCTTCTTACCAATAAGATTACCATGGACGGTACATCCAGAAAGAAACGAAGAGTGGAGACAACAACAAGATAGAGATTTAGGACCTAGAATGGCAGGACAAGAATGTGACTGTGATTTCTTATCCTCAGGTGATACTGTATTTGAACCAGAAGACATGACTTTCTATGATGAAACATATCAGAAAGATCCTATGGAAAAAAGAGGAGTTGATAGTAATTTATGGATTTGGGAAGGAGTTGACTATAGTAAGTCGTACATGGTTGTAGCGGATGTTGCTAGAGGTGATGCTACGGATTACTCTGCATTCCATATATTTGATATTGAAGAATGTAATCAAGTAGGAGAATATAAAGGTAAAATATCACCTAAAGATTTTGGAAATATACTAGTAGGAATAGCAGCTGAATATAACGATGCACTATTAGTAGTAGAAAACGCAAACATTGGATGGGCTACCATTGAACAAATCATGGAAAGAGAATATAGAAACCTATATTACAGTCCAACCAATAATAGAGACACAGTAGAATCCTATATGACTAAGTTTGAAAGAGATAAACTTGTTCCTGGTTTTACTATGTCATCTAAAACTAGACCACTAGTTATAGCTAAGATGATCGAATACGTTAGAGATAAAGGTGTTTTGATTCAATCTAAGAGACTATTAAGTGAGATGAGAGTATTCATATGGAAAAATGGAAAGGCTCAAGCACAGGATAGGTACAATGATGACTTAATAATGTGTTTTGGAACAGCTCTATATGTAAGAGACACTGCTTTAAGACTCAGACAACAAGGTATGGACCTAGCGAGAGCTTCTTTATCTTCTTTCTCAAACCTTAATTCTAAGAACCAAGCTGTAATGAAAGTTGGAAAGCCGATTAATAATCCTTATCTTATAAAGACACCTGGAGGCGAAGAAGATATCTCCTGGTTATTAAAATAGACTATTTATTAAAAACGTACATTAATGGCGGACAAATCCTTATTTGGCAGACTACGAAGATTATTTTCTAACGATATAGTTGTTAGAAATGTAGGCGGTAGAGAGCTAAAGATAGCTGATGTAAATCAGAT